GGCCAGAGGCAGATAAGTATAGGCATTTGTACACTATCGGGTATGAAGGGCCAGGTGACGCGCTTGATAGAAAGATTGTAATGGAGGAGCTTGGCCTTGATGAAATAGTAGATGAGAATTCTGACTCGCCAGAGAGGAGAAAATCAATAGTAAAAGATCCGTATGCCTCAATAGCCCTAAGGCTTGTAAAAGGTAAGGCACCGCTCAGCGAACGTGCTAAAGAGGTATTTCATAAGGACAAAGTGCGCTTGCTCGATATACTGCCAGCAGATATAGTGCACATGATAGAGCGTGCAGGTGGTCCTCATAATATTAAGAATGTAATGCCGTATGAAGAATTACTACACTGGGCACGCATACTTGAAGAGTTTGCTAGGCGTGCTAAGGCTGGGTATAGCAAGGTTATGAACTTAGAGAGGGCTAAGCGTAATGAGGGTGTAGGTAAGTTCGTGAGGCTACCGCGTGAGCCGAAGCCACAATGGGGTGTTGCACCACTTAGGGACAATAGGAAACTACCTGTTAATGTTGGCGACCCTGTATTGCAGAAGAATGTTTCTAAGCCATTACGGCCATTTGGTCCCTCTATTAGGAAAAAGAGCGGGTCTATGATTGATAAGTTCACAAAGCTTGCTGACATAATTAGCTCAGTGGAGAATATGACTGGGCGTACTATAGACGTTGCTAGTGTGACAGATTTCATGATGTCTGCACACAATAGAGACTATGAAACACCTTTATATAATAGGATACTGCTTGCGTCAAATGACGACCAGGTATTCAAGATGGTGTCAGCGGCAGTTGTTGACTACATATCGTCTTCAAATGTGCCACTTACGCCAGAAAATAAGCCAATGATATATGTGGCGGCAGTCAAGCGATCAAAGCGGTTGGTCGACTACATTAATAAGGTTGCGCAGTCATTAAAGATGCCAAAGATAAATACTGGTGGCAATGATGCAGTAAAGCTGGATAAGATGGATGATGTTGCGGCTAGTGACGAGTTTATGTTGGCACGTCCTAACCGTCTACCAATGGAAGTCACTGGCATGGAATTACATGGTAAGCTTACTAAGCTGACTGTTGCTTGGGACACTGACCATGATGCTGCTAAGATGATGAATGACAATGCTTTGAAACATGCAGTTAAGTCATTCGTTAAGGGTCTAGAAAGTACCAAAGAATTCAAGGACCTTGGTTTTCTTGGGACAATTGAATTCGACGAGTTCGATCCTGAAGCAGGTGTAGCAGTAGTATATTTCAATACTGCCAAGGGCGCTGACGCGTTACCTAGGGTGTTGTTGAATTAATCATATAATATTACATTGATTCTGGTTAGGTTTATTGTACAATCATTGTGTATGGCAAGGTACTATGTCATAAATCAGTCAACTGGTGATGTGGCAATAGACATAACTAGTACACTTGGCCATGGATATCATGTCGTTGTGCCACGTAGCCAGGCTCTTGACATATTACCATTTGCTGGGTCCATAGATGCATGTCATAATATTCCTGGGCTCTATGATATGATAGTAAAGGGCTATATAAGGGTTGAGGAGGAGCGATGAGTGTTAATGGGCCTTTAGACATTATATGGCAGTATCGGTGCAAGATATGCCAGATGGCGAACACACATCCAGATGTGTTCAAGGAATTACATCAGAATGTACTTGAGGTAGGCATGAGTTACACTCGTGCCATGAATCTTATTAATGATCGTATAGAAAGAGAACATCTGACATGCCCTAAGTTAAATAGTCAGAACATGACTGTACATTTTTCAACCCATATTACTATACCAGATAAGGTACAGTCAGAAATAGTAAAAGCCCACACCGGACCATCTTTGAGGGACATAAACCCAGAAGTAGGTAGTTATGTAGAAGAGCTTGTCAGGCGTCGTGTTGGCAATGAAGTAAACGACTATTTGAACATCGATCGATTAAGATCGATGCTCATGGAAAAGCTCGATGTACTAGATGACCTTGTAGCTAAAGAGGATGATAACGGTGTTAAATATATAGATTTGCAATCACTCGATAGCTACATAGCTTTAGTGAAAGAAATTAGGGCATGCATTGTTGATCTGAATAAAATTAGGCATTCGAAACAGTTAGTCAGCCTGGTTATTAAATCACTTGTTGAAAGAAATACATTCGAGATAGTGCGTCAGATGGTTCGTGAATATGATCAGATTCGTAAAGATATGCTTGAATCTGGCATGAGTACAAAGGACGCTGATAGGATACATAGGCAGTTATCACTAAGGCTTGCCGAAGTGGTTGCTCTTACTGCGAAGCAGGCTGTGGCAGATATATCACGTACATATAAGTTGGCATAATATTATGTCAGTATCTGATAGAATAGCAAAGAGGTTGATTAAATATCATAGCGATCTTCTCGGTATAAGCAAGATCGCGGCTGACGGATGGAATATATCTATAGATGATCTTGATGATACGGTTCCGTTAAAATATGAGGAGTGTTTTGTTGGCCTTGGTAAAGATGCTAGGATAGTGGTTAAATGTCAAATTGCTAATACGACAGAACTTCAGGTTATAGGTCTGCAAAAACATAGCAGTCTTGCTGCATACGATGGTATGGTATTTCCGTACAACCCACCCAGAAGGGTCGGATTCCACATGGCGTCAGTTAGATTCCCCATTGATATTATATTTGTTGGCAGTGACAGACGTATATCAAGGATAGTTGATAATATAGAACCTGGATCACCTGGCAGATGGTATATGCCTCATACTGCAGCTGTAATAGAAGTTAATGGCGGATTTTGTCGTGCACATGGACTGTCAGTTGGCGACGACGTCTGCCTGGTTGAGCCAATTGTGAAAGGTGCACAAGAAGAATTCCCTAATTATCCAAGGAGGGACATTAATCCACAGATGGTTCGTGACCCAGATAGGAATCCAGAATATAGGTTTAAAGGTCACGACCTCCCAGATAAATTTTTTGATTATAATCCAATGGATTCTAATTATATGGAGACTGAGGGCGTTGATGCTATTAGATATCATGACGATGATGGTGATATAGCTCCAGTTCGTCCATCATTGTAACCATTGTAGATGGAGACTGCTCATATGACGTATTTTTCACGTGAGAGGCGTTTACAAAGGCGTGCAGCTAGGCTGGCAAGAATACAAAAGTATGCCGGGTCGGTGTTTACGCCGTTTTATAAAACAGACCGATTGACAACTCAAAATGTTGGTCCAAGAGCGATTGAATTCGTTAGATCAATACTAGCTGAGTATACGTTACCTAACATACCATCATTATCATATTCTGGCACTAGGAAGGCTAATGTTGATGGTAATATAGATATAATTGATGGTGTGATTACAGTGTCAGCAAGTATGAAGACTGCATCTGGTATAGGTGTAGCGTTTGACGTGCCTGTATTAATACGTGGTGGTGAGATGCAGGAACCTTCGGTGATAGTGTATAAGGGTATTCCGCGTCTTTTGTCGCAGTCTACTTTTGATAGTATAGTTGCAGATAATACTATAATAGATAGGTATCCAGCTCGCAGCATGTATTCAGCCCCAGATAAAAATGTTGGTACGCACAAGCAGTCTATGCCTAGGTATAGGGGCAATGTGTTTTCAATTAATGCGCTACGTAACGAGATACGTAGTGCAATAGGGCTTGGTGGATATCGTAGGTCGTATGAGTCTGAAGTTGGTATGGGCACAGATATTGGCATAGATAAGCTTGCATGCGATTCATGGGACCCAGCTGAGCGTGGTGTAGGTGGTGTGCATAGCTCTAGCAAGCTACGTAAGTTGAAGAGTGACGTTGAAGTTAGGGACCGTGGCGGTGTAACATATAAATATAAGGCCGGATCTGAAGTTATCGTGTTGAGGGACCTAGACGGCACTGGGACGCAATTTGTAGTGCAATTCCCTGATACAAAGCTTAGTGCGATTGTTTCTGCGGACTGTATATAATGTAGCGGTGTATAATTATGCCTGCTGTTAAAAAAAGGAAGCTAAGACCAGCGCAGCAGCCTATACCAAGGAATATAGCTGCGCTATATGTATTTAAGCATTACTTAAAATGGTTTTATGAAAGCTTTAAGTGGCTTTTGAATCTTGATGTATCTGCTGTGGACACGCCTGAGGCGCATGTTACTAAATTACCTGGTCTATATTCACAAATAATGTATTTGGTACATGCCGCGTATACATATGTGTCAACGGCATTGTCAATTGCAAAGGCGCCAAACTCTGTTGCGTTGCAGAGTCAGAGAGAAGCTGAGGCAATGCGTAGATTTTTTGAGATGGATCCGGCTGAATATGTGATGAAGCGGGTTCAGATTGATGTTCCAATAAAATTTAGTAATCCACGTAAAGTAATAAATGTATTAGATGGGTTTGTTAAGAGTATACAGAAAATATTCTCTGAATCTTTCAGTAAGCCTGATATAATAGACTCATATGACGATAGTACGCTACGAGTTGTTTTTGAAAAAATTGCACACTTCATCAAGGTGTCGCATGACGCTTTGTTAATGTTGTCTATGTCTGGGCAAGAACAGTCTGGTACCGTCAATAAGCAGGCTCCTAAGACTGATGGGGAGCAGAAGCCTGCCGCCCAGCCTGCCCAGCAGAAACCACCAGCGCCACCAGCCCAGCCTGCCCAGCAGAAACCACCAGTGCCACCAGCCCAGCCTGCCCAGCAGAAGCCACCTGCGCAATCAGCTCAACCAGCGCAGCAGAAGCCACTTCCGCCTGCGCAGCAGAAACCACCTCCACCGCCTCCACCTACACCACCGACAGCACCTGCGCCTGCTCAGCAGAAACCACTTCCGCCTGCGCAGCAGAAACCACCTCCACCGCCTCCACCTACGCCACCGGCTCCACCTACACCACCGGCTCCACCTACACCACCGGCTCCACCTACACCACCGGCTCCACCTACACCACCAGGGCAGGCTGTACAGCAGGATCGTAGGCGATTAGTGTCACCTGTGCAGCAAATGCATGGCCCACGATCTACAACAGATACGCAGCAAGTTAATATGGCATTGCGTGATCAGAAGTCTGCGATATCTGCGGCAGACGCAATATTAAGGGCATTGTCATATAATCCAGTGTACATTAAGACATATGGTAAGTTATTTAATAAGGCAAGGTCATTGGCGCTGTCTGGTCACGGACAATCATATATGTTCGTGCCTAAGATACAAGAAGCTGCGAAATACATGCAGGAAAAACACCCTAGATTGTATTCGTTAATAAAGAAGCAATTAAATACACTTGAATCAAGTATGCTACCCCCATTGCCACCACACCAGGTTGGCCTTTTCAACAGGCTAAAGAATTGGTGGCGCACACGTGGCATGCCAGAAGAGCCGCGCCCGTATGATGCACCAGAGCGTGTATTTGAGGGTGTGCGTAAGTTCGTGGCACAATTAACAGGTGTAGACCTACCTAAAGAAATTTTCGATGCTGATTTTAATTCAGTAGAAGAGTTGGTAGAGCTCATACTTAAAGAAGTCGAAAAAATGAAGGAAGACGGTATCGCACCTGTTGATATAGAACTGTCAGTGCTGCGGAAGCATGGCCCAGAAATACATAAAGAAGTGTTCGAATCTGACGATGATGATACAGATGATGAGGAGGACGGTGATGATGGGAGCGAAAACGATGCCGATGATTCCGACAAAGATAAGTCAAAGCATGATAAGAAGGGTGTTAATGTCCATATATTAAGTGGTGATGGTGTTGATGATAATTTACGATATATTAGATTTCGTTCTAGGCCTGTACGTGCAATAAAATCTGACGGGACGAATGTTACTTTCGAAGTCAGGATTGGTGGGTGTTGGACACGCCTATATTCTGATAAGCAGCCTCGATAGGAGACACTATGGCTAGGGACCATGATCTTGATGGGTTCTTAGCAGGACTACGAACAAAACTGCAAGCTGAAGCGTCTGCCCATATAGATAAGCGCGTAGATAATACTACGCAGGCTGCAGACCAAGATCTAGAGTATTTCATCACTCCAGCGCCGAATGCAATTGAATGGGTTATACGGCCTGAGTACCTAGGAATAGAGTCATTATATCGGCATGTGAGGCAATACCAGATTATAAGAGACTTTTTCCAACTTAGATGCCCATTGCCAAGTTGTAATGACCAGAGTGACGAGGCGAAAGACTGCTGGGGTAAGGGTAGAGAATATCTAGAATCAGAGAATCTCTTAAGGTGGTCTAAGAGCCATGGTGAAGATGTTTGCCCTTCATGTGGCTCTACTAGGTCTGAGCTTATAGCAGATGGCTTGTTGAAAATCTATAATCAGATGCATTTGGTGTGTGGGATGCGCTCAGGGAAGTCATCTGTGGCAGCGATGATTGGCACATATGTAGAGCATAGGCTAATAAATATAGGTCATTCATTTCCTGGTGGCATTTCATCGTATTTTAATCAATTGCCTAGGCAGCCATTTGAAATGACGTTTACTGCTGCAACTGAGGTGCAGGCTGCAGATACCATCTGGGCTAGGTTCGTGGCTATTCGTGGGTCTAGCCCGTGGTTTGATCGTTATATAAGATGGATTAAGTCATTAGAGATGAGGCAGACCACAGTTAATGGGGCAAGACCATGGACGTATGAAGAGCGTGATAAATATATAATTAATGGGTTTTTGAATTTGAAAATTAATTCATTGAATTCAAGCTCTTCTGGGATGGCAGGTAGAACACGTGTGGTTGCATTTATAGATGAGCTTGCAAGATTTGATGGTAAAGATTCGTCTCGGTCCGCTGATGAGGCGTATCGTGTGCTTGAAAACTCTCTTAGGACTGTAAGGTCTGCCGCATTGTCTAAGAAGGATGCGCCATGGTTTGGGTCGATGTTTTCATTGTCGTCTCCAATATCAGAATCTGATAAAGCCATGAGGTTATTGCGCCAGGCACCAGAAATAAATGGCATGTATTATGGACATTATGCCACATGGGAATTCAATCCTGACCAGCCTAGGTCGATGTTTGATGACGATTTTGCGAAAGACCCGATAGGTGCAATGCGCGACTTTGGTGCTCGTCCACCAACCGCTGCATCGCCATTTATACAGGATCCAGATAGGTTCAGGGAGCTTGCTATCCAAAAAGATCTAAAGCCAACAGCCACATTCAAGAAGATTAATCACATAGATCAAACTGGTCGTGAATATATATCTGCTGTGGTTGAATCTGCCAATCTATCAAGGAATGGTGAGAGATATATAGCGTTTGATGCTGGCGCCTCATTTGACCAGTTTGCCGCTGCGTGTGCGCATGGTGAGTGGGTTGATACACCAGAGGGCAAGCAGTTAGTTACTGTGTATGACTGGGTATACAGACTGCTCCCGGAACAATCACCACGTAGGGACATATGGTTCGATTTTGTTGTTAAGGCTGTTGAGAAGCTGTCAAAGTACTATATCATATCTAGGATAGATTTCGACCGATGGCAGTCAACATATCTTATACAGCAGCTTAGGGAGCGTGGTATTAATTGTGCGTCTAAGGGTACAACCGTTGATATGTTCTTGAAGTTTTTGAATGATGTAAACTATTCTAAGGTGCGTATGCTACCCCCTGCGGAAAATGATCATATGCTTGATCCGCCATTTATGTCTGCACAGGGGCTTGCTTTTTACGAACTAGAGCATTTAGAACGGTCACCTGACCTTAAGAAAGTGTACAACCCACAGAAGGGTGAGCGTAGGGGCTGGAATTCAGATGACGTTGCTACTGTAGTTGTACATGCTAATTGGATGGTACAATCTATAGTATCAGATATTAGTGATTCTAATTCTATTGAAAATAGGTTGCGCCGCGAGCAGATTGGATCAAATTATTGGGAAAGTGGCGCCAAGCTATATAGGCCAATGTTCTCTAAACGAGGCTGGTAATGACTAGGATACATAGATTATATAAGGGCAGATTTGCTAACATGTTAAGGGAGAGTTTGGTGGATCGTATTATAAGGGCGGCTGTGAATGTTGTTGATGAAGCAATCGATATACCGTCTGAATATGAGTTAGAACAAGAGGATGCATTCCCATCAGGCGAACAAATGCAGCGAGATAATGCTGAAATGGATTTTGGGCAGATGCGTAGGATAGAAGGGCGTGCATTTAATGTGCGTAGAAGGCGCAGCGCGGCATCTGGCCCGTTTAGTATCGACGATATTTTGTCTCCTGGCAAACATACACCAGGGTACGATAACATAGATGATTCATATATTGATGAAAACACGAGCGAGGACACTGATGTTAAGCTAGGTAAGGTTGAGCCACCGTATTCTGATGCTTATGGCCCACTCGGCACCAGATTTGATGATGATGGCGATATAGTGAAGGGTGCTGACATCGATAAGGATGGTGTTGCCCTTATTGAAGGGCCTGCTGCCGATGAAAATAAATATGGTGCAGGCTGTGATAGATCTGACCTCTCAATACCTAGAGATCCCAAGAAACGCAAGCTAATATATCGTAAGTAGTCAATTTTGGCTTGATAACGGTGCGTTCATATGAGTGATGATACGATACACGGGCTTACGCCACAGCAGGTAGCTGAGTTACATGAGCGCATGTCTAAGCTTGATCCGGCTATAGTTAATAGCTGTGATGTGTCTTATAGGTTTAGGTCATTATTTGAATCTGAGCTTCCTGAGGGCGCATCGTGGGATGTGCGTAGGACTGCGCAATCACTAAATGTAAATAACACCGGTGGCAATGCATCAAATACGCTCATAACACAACAGACTCCATATCAACCAGAGTTTGCAAGCCCAGATCGTCAGCAGTATCCAGTACACAGAATACTAGCTAATAGATATTGGAGGTTGTTTTTTAAGCTAGACCCAGTAATTGGTAATGCAATAGATTTGTATTCTGAACTACCATGGAGTAATTTTGAACTTACAGGTGAGGGTGTTGAAGGTGAGGTGAGACATACATATGAGAGGATGGTATCTGAAACCCAGATACTGGCGATGCTTCCATATTTCGTGCGTGAGTTTCTGGTAGTAGGTGAAGTAATTCCGCACTTGTTTTTTGATGATTCAAAGGGTATATTTACTTATATTTCGCTCCACAACCCTGACCAGATACAAATAATAGATACTCCATTTATTAAAATGGATCCGGTTGTACAGTTTATTCCAGACGATAAACTGCGCGCTGTATTGCTGTCTGATGACCCGCAGTTGGTAAAGATTCGTAATAAAATGCCACCAGAGTTGTTGTCAAAACTGTACTCTAAACAGAGTATAGTTTTGTCCCCAATAAATTGTACATTTATACCTAGAAAATTACATCCATATGATACTCGTGGCACATCTATAATCAGTAGAATGTGGCGAGTTCTGATGCTAGAGGATGCAATATTTAATGCAACAATACAAACTGCAAGACGGCATGCGGCCCCACTGAAGGTTGCGAAATTAGGTAACGCTGCCACTGGATTCATACCACCACCAGAGCAGGAGAAGAAGTTGTTGGAGCTATTGGCCCAGGCTGAGCAGGACCCAAATGCGTGGCTTGTATACCATTATGGGATACAGTTTGAAACTATCGGCACTACCGACAGGTCGCTGTCTATTGGTCGTGAGTGGGATATACTAGAACGCATTAAACTTGTTGCGCTTGGTATTAGTAAGAGCTTTTTGCACGGTGAGGTTACATACGCGAGTGCGGCTACTGGGCTACAAGTGTTTTTACAGAGGCTGAAATCACTACGGATGTTTTTTGAGCAAAAGTTTTTGTATCCTAAATTCTTTAGGATAGTTGCAGAAATAAATGGTTGGATTAGACCTAAGCCGTCCGAGATAACGCATAGGTTTAGGGTTAAGAGGTCACAGCGAGAACTTATTGAAGATAATGCATATATAGTACCTAAGATAGTATGGGATAAGACTCTTGACCCACAGATAAATGACAGTCTAATTAGTGCGATGTCTGCATTAGAGAGTCTCGGTGTGAAATTCTCTAAGACTTCTAAGATGGCCGCTGTCGGATACTCCTTTGAGGAAGAGACTAAGAAAATACATCGAGAAATGGAGTTTGAGAAGCAGTTTTTGCCTACTACTAACCAGCAGCAGGGTAAAGGTGGTGGCGGAGCGCCTATGGTTGGCGGTGGAGGTGGTGGTATGCCGCCGCCACCTACTGGTGGTGGTATGGGTGAGGGTGGTGCTGATATTGGTGATACTGGAGAAGGCCAGTCCATTGGCGAACCTGCTGGTGGTGCCCCAGGTACTGGAGAAGCGGGAAGTGAGCCACCACCAGCTATTCCAGGAGCTTCAAAGAGGAGCATGAGATCTGGGGCTAAGAAGCGAGATGGTGCCCCTGGTAGATCTTCTATTGAGTCATTAACATCTAATATATGGGTAGATGATAAGTATGGTAACTGGGATGCCGAGGAAGTAGCGTCACTTAAAGATTTGATAACTGAGGGGAAGACAGATTCTGCTTTTTGGCAGCAGCTTGGGATGACGCGTTCATTTAAGAAAGCGGTTTCATCTGGTGATACTAATATGATGTGGGATCTTATTGAAGATTACCTTGTTGATCACGGGTATCCAGATGTAGATATAGACGATTTGCGTACAATATTGGAAAAAGAATCAGTACTACGTGCGCCAATGGAATTTAGCGCATTGAAATCGTTAGAAGACAGAATCAATGAAAACATGTCTGATGAAGAATTTATGGATGTAGTAAAAAATATTGCAGCTGAGATTAAAAATTCTGGCCCAGTAAACACTGACAATATTCTGACTGGAATAGGGTGATGCTGGACAGTAATTGGCATTAATTATTTATGCAGAGGTATTTAGCATGTTTGTAAAGTATGGTAAGGCATTTGTGTTGGGCGTAGTAGATCCGCTTAATGGCAATCGTTCTAAGGGCGACAGCACAGACGAAACTGATGTTAAATGTGACGCTGATGCTGATGCCACTAATTGTGGCATAAATTCTACGAATGTGAAAGTGGTAAATCATTTACCAGATGGGAATGTAAAGCCTAGGTCTGAATAATAGGGATATTAAAATGGGATTTTGGAAGACTGCTAAAATTCCACTTGAATGGATTGCTGAGGCAGAATACGATGCCGATTCGCAGTCATTACGTTTCTTGAAGAATGCATCGAAGGAGTCCCATTATAAGGAGGCAGCTAGGGGGAGTATTAAGATACAGGATATATTGAATATCACGGCTGATAAATATAATATATCAAATAATCCTAAGGATTACCTATATGAAGTAGTTAGGGCTGTGACTGCAGAGGTACCTAACGAAAATGGTGATGCTTTCCCACGTAATGAATTGTTGCGTTTTGACCATCAGCGTAATGCTGCAGTTTTCCAGACATTTATAGGTAAGCCTCACCATATTAATCACAAGGCTGATAACCCTAAGACAGCACGTGGTGTGGTTATAGATGCATATTATAACGATAAATCGCCGCCGTTGGAGCAGTGTCCTAGCTGTGGTACTAAGACTGCTGCGCGTGAAAATAGAGATGATGAGACTGGTATATATTGTAAGAAGTGTGGCACTGTAGTTAAGGATGAATTTGTTGAACTTTTACTAGCCATCGACACGAAGAAAGACCCTACGTTTGCTCATGGCGTTAAAACCGGGGCATTAGATGGGCTGTCGATGGGATGTACTGCTGGCTATACTGACTGTAGTATATGTGGTAATAGGGCCAGATCTGCGTCACAATTTTGTGAGCACATACGCGGCAGTAACAAGAAGAAGCAGTATAAGACCGCATCAGGTAGCATGAAAATGTCTTTCGAGAAGTGCGGTGAGGTTGAATTTACAGAAATTTCACGTGTAGATCAGCCAGCTGATCCAACAGCAAGGCAGAAGGAATTGCTCGAGGTAGCACCAGCTAGTCTGCAGCTAGAATCAGAGAATTTAATTCTAGCCAATAGGATATCTAAATTGGAGGCGGCTGTTGCGAAGTATGCGCAGGCTGTTGGCGCTGGCGCTGAGCCTACTGATAAAGAAGATATTTTAAATGAGCTTGAGTCAATTAAGGACATGCACCCTGCTCTATATCTGAAGTTAAAGCAGAAGCTCGACCCTAATTATACTAGTGGTGCGATGTCTATTGACGAGTACACAGAGAAAAAGTTAGATAGCCAAGGTGATGTTTCGCCTGCTGAAATAGGTATACTTAGTGATACAGCTTCTCCAGCCCCGGCAGAGGTGGCTAGAAGCGCTGTTTTGAAAAACATTGAAGCTGATATTGACAAAATTGAGGAGCAGACTGTGGGTACCAACTTGATGTTTAAGAATGCATATAATGATGTTGAAGTCACTGTTACAAATGCTGGTAATGTGACTGTAGGTACAAAGCGTGGTAGTCTTTTCCTTATCAGGCCTAAGGATAAGCCTACTGATAGGGAGTCTGCAAAGAAGATAGCTGTTGAAGTGTTAACCAGCATAGCGTCTCGTGGTCTTGTGGAGACCATGGAGAAGTACAATGCTATTGCATCACCACGCATTGGCCAGGTTTTAGAGTTCCATGTTGAAGATTTTGCCGGTGGGCGTAGCGAGGGTGACAAGAAGCCATCAATTGAAGGTGGCGATGATGATATGTATGGCGACATGCGTGGTAAGCCAGCTGGTAGTACGTTGGATGATGAGCATTCTGATCGCGCAGAGAAGCGTAAGAAGAGAGATTTGAGTGATTCTACTCTTGATGACGCCGTTCGTGATAATGCTGAACAGCCAACTGGTATGAAGCCGTTGGCCGGTGAGGAACATGCAGATAATGAAGGGCATGGTAAGGCGCCCAAGTCTACGCTTGAAGATCTACATTTAGACTTTTCTTATAGTAAGTCGAATAATAAGTCGAAGTCTAAGACCGCGCAGATGGCTGCTGAAGATGATATTGTTGGTTCTTCAGATCTAGAAGATGAGCCATTTGAACTAATACCAGATGATTATGATCCGCTGTCACAGGATGGCTCAACAGAGCCTGGTATGCAGGCATCTGCACGTGAAGCTGCGTTAGGCCTAAAGGTTAGGGCCGCAGTTACTGATTTAGCTAAGAAGCACGTTGCACGAGTTGAGAAGCTATATAAGTCGCGTCTTGCTAATATTAAGTCTGAGGTATTTGAATCACTAAAGTCTAAATTTGCTAGGGCATTAAAGCTAGCTGCTAAGCGCCAGGCATTGAATCTGGAATCTAGCCCCATGAAGGCCCGTATGTTTGATGTGCTGACGTCAGAGCTAGACCTTGGCGGCGATGAATTTTACCCTGGCATGGACCCAGTTACTGCTTCTACATTAATAGAGGCTACCTCAGATGGATTTGAGGCTACTGCCTCGTCTATGGTTGATAGAGCTGCAGAACTGGTTGCAATGAGTGATGAAGCATTTGATGCGCTAGAAAATGACATTAAGCATCTGCAACCAGTTGGCATTAGTGTTCAGGCATTGCGGCAGGCTAAGAATGAGCCTAGCCAGGCGGTGCGTAAGGCTGCGGTGGAAGGGAATCTACCAATAAATCCATCTGCATCCTTTAGTGACTCTGATGTAGATGATACTGTTCCCGTAAACAACAGTAGAAGAAACATTAGAGCAGCTTTAGGTAATACTATGGTTAGTAGAACCGCAAGCAAATTTTTTAATAAGTAGCCCTTGGAAAGTTTAGGAGACGAAACAGATGGGTTCAGTTGGACTTGGTAATAACGCACTATTAGGCGCATTTTCGAATAAGATCTTCCGTGAAGGACTAGATCTTACTCGCTCACAGATCCGCGAGAATCTAGGCGTGTTCGTTGCAGATCCTACGGCAACGTTTCTGCAGGGCATGCTTGTGATGCGGAACTCGGCGGGCCTTGTAGTTCCATCAAATGGGCTTGATGTCCTTGGCGTTGCTAAGTGGAACCACGCTACCTCACTTCTTGCGGTTGAGGTTGATGAGGCGATTGTTCTCACTGGTACTAACCCGTCCTCACTAAAGCGCGGCAATGTATCGAATCTGCGTGTAGCAAGCGCACCTGCTGGCGGTGGTACGGTTTACACAGTGGGCACTGACTATACGTTTAGTGGTCCGAACGGCACTGTGACACGTGTCGCTGCTGGTGGAATCACTAGCGGCTCTACTGTGTATGTAACCTATACGTTCGTTATTCCAACTCAGGATTTGTACCAGACTCAGGGTGTGAATTTCTGGAACAATCTTGACGAGGTTTCACAGGCTGATGGTCGTGTGACTGTGATTACAGACTCAGAGCTACTGTTTACAACTCAGTATGACACTTCTCGCGTCTATACGTTAACTGGCGCCACTAGCAACCTGTATGCATCCACAGCCGCTGGCAAAGAGGGATTGTTTACTACTGATCCTGCTGGTGGTGCGAAGTTCGTTGGGCGCGTGATGCAGGTCCCGACGGCATCAGATCCGTATCTGGGTGTGAGACTGTTCAAGTCAGCTATTGCAGCTTAATATGATTGGAGATAAGTAAAATGGGTGTTATCAATCCTTATCGGCAAATAAAGAACGCGTCAGTGCAGAAGGCTCATCCTGCCCTTGCTACTACAACAAAGGTCAAGGTTTCCAATAAGGAGACCGAGGCCATGGTTGATGATAAGGGCAATTTTAATCCGCCTTCATTTGGGGGGTACACGGATGCTGGCCACGCAGACATTCGTGCGGCACTTGGTAATCCCAAGTCAAGAATGTTTGATGCGTCTGGCGAGCTTAATGCATACGATAAGAAGGATGCCCTGCAACAGATCGCGTATCTGTTGAATAACGTTACCAAGAAGACTGCAGGCTCGCTCTATCGCGAACCGTCGCCTCTAAAGGCAGAGGAGCGGCGTAAGATTCTTGCTGCTGCGTTGCGTGACCCTACTGGTGAGGGTTTTGCAATTGTAGGGCAGGAGCTGCTCCTCCCCATTAAGGACATCATTGACTATGAGGGATGGGCCCGTAAGATACTACGGGTGCGTCCACTAGCTCAGGGCGAATTGTTCCGTGTTGCGAAGGACGTTCGCGCCACGGCCTGGGTAATTGGTCAGGATGGCCAGGGTATTGAATCTCGGCTAAGCGGCAAGTATGTCATGCCGTCAGAGTTCAAGATCGCCTCGTTCCCTACTGTTGACATCGAGGACATCTATCAGATGAACTTCGATGTCCTAGACCGTGCGCAGGACACGGCGCGTCAGGAAATTGAGCTTGAGGAAGACAAGCGGTGCCTAGCACTACTTGATCGTGCTGCAACCACCGTCAATGCTGATACCATTTTCTCAACGCTTGGTGTTGCGGCTCTTGAAGATATAAGGTATCAGGTTGAGCGTCACCGCCTTGTTGTCGACAAGTTCCTCATCAACCGTCGTGAGCTAACTGACCTTGTCAAGACGTCAGTTGGTCTGAACGGCTCGCAGACTGTTGACCCAGTAACGCAGCGCGAGTTAATCCTCGCTGGTTATGTTGGGAACGTGCTCAATGCGCAGATTATCACTGCAGCTGGCACGAACGTTCAGGAGGTTGTGCCTGCAGGTACTGTCTACGCGGTTACCGCTAGCGAGTACCTCGGCGAAATGGGCGTTCGTGTCGAGCTATTCTCGGAGCCCTTCAACAAGTTTAGCCACCGCGAGATGGTGAAGGGCTGGGCATTTGGTGAGATTGTTGGATTCGTAGTACCAAATAGCCGCGCAGTCGCACGTGGTCATAAGTAATACTATATCTTAGTAGTTTAAGTGCAGCCCCGCCCAAGTGTACCACTTGGGCGGGGTTCATTTTATCTGCATTCGTATTGCGTGCTGTATATAATGGTTAAGTTCTTTGCGCGCATGCGGTCCATTTCAGACCTGTAGCATCGCGTACATAAAGTGTGTAGCCTATCAGCTTTCCATCGATTATTGTAATTATAGATTGCCTTCCTATGCTGGCATTTTGCGCACAGATGTTTTTGCATGATTTGTTTAGCCATAGTTGTACACCATGCGCGCGCTGTGCTGCGCGCCGCGCGCCGCTGCAAGCGGCGGGCCACGCGCCGCCAGTGTTGTACATATTGTAGCGTTGCAGGATTTATAATTGCAATAGTTGCGCTATTGTATTCACATAAATGCTTTCATGTGCTGGTTTTATGGGTAATGGCATTACAATCATACAATCTGCAGTTACAGGCTTAGATATTTGTGAATCCAATATGCAGCCACGTCAGTCATTTGACGAATATTTTATGTCAATTGCAAAAGTTGTTGCAACAAGGTCGACGTGTCCGCGGAAACAAGTCGGTGCAGTCCTAGTAAGGGATCGTAGGATATTGGCTACTGGTTATAATGGTTCTATTTATGGCGGCGATCACTGTTCCGATAAGGGTTGTATAATTGATAATGGTCATTGTGTAAGGACTGTACATGCAGAGTTGAATGCAATCTTGCAGGCTGCTAAGAATGGGGTTGATACATCGTACTCTATAATGTATGTAACAGCAAGTCCGTGTCTAGCATGCTATAAATCGCTGGTTAACGCAGGCGTGAAAAGAATTGTAATACTGGAACAGTATGGTGATGTTGACTATAAGATTTTAGGTGGTAATCTGAATACATTGCCATCTGTTGTCGTACTCAATACTGCTGTGAAATGATGTCTAATCATTATTGTATGGACAGAAAATATACAATAATTATTGGGCAATTGTCTAATCTTAATAAGCAGGCGGCAAGGATGCTTGCCGCATACGATAAGTCACCTCATTATATAAAACATCCAAATTTTGTGAATAGGCTTGCGTCGCTGGCTGCAACAGCTAAGCGTCTTGTTGACATTATAGAATCAGCCGGTATACACACACCACCAGATGTGATAGATAATCTTCACTATATAGATGATATATTGTCATGTGCAAATACTAATGTATCCTATGGTAATAGATGGGAATCTCAATTTATAGGTAGGCCGCTTAGATAAGTTATGGGCGCACCGGTATTTACAGGCACCTGGTCTGCACGTGGGAATTGCCCATTTCCAGATGTATCATCTGCAGCAAATGTTGCTAAGTCATGGTGGTGGTCTTTGAAGGCCCATTTGCTTAACGAGATTACCACTGGCCAGACTGGGGGCGCCGCTCGTACTGCGGGAAATACTTGGACCCATTACGCCTCCAGCGATGGGGTTAGTGCCAGCTCGACCACGGATCTGTGGGGCTCCACCTTCAACCCAAGTAAGCTGGTCAACGCCAGTGCGGGCACTGCCCACAGTTGGTACATAGCGAGGTCACCTGACGCGCTGGGCCCCATTTACTTACTGATTAATTTGAATCACCCGTCCTGGCTATATCATGCAGGGGTTGCATTTTCATATGCTGCCCCGTCTTTATCTGGGCTTACGCCAACTAACCCACCAATACCAGCTGTTGTTGGGTTTTTAGGTAGTACCACGTCTTTTGGTACAACAACTAACGTAGATCTTGGTGCTAGTGCTGATGCAGTAGTGAATGGACGTTATCAGACTCATTTTTCAGTAGATTTGGATGGCGGGTTTAATTTCCTTGTAAACCGAGTTAATGCCCGTGCTGATAGCGCATATTTTTTCTCTTATGTAGGGATACGTAAAGCCGTTGATGCGCATCCTAACGATATATACAACACATGGATATTTGGTGGTGGTGGGACGAACGCAGCTGGTGTATTAAATGCAGGCTCATTTTACCTTGGTGGTGTGTCATATGACGGTAGCTTAACTGTTAATAATAATTCAGTTGGCACTGGTATTTTTAAGCCGACGTTTGGTGGTGACACATATACTTATGTATATGACAATATGATTAAAGAATATCTTGCGTTCCCATTGCTCATATGGAATACTAAGACACAAACATATGGCGCTTATAGAGGCAGGATTAAAGACTTATGGGCAACTAGTATTAATGTGATTGGTTCATATCATAGTGGCTCTATATATATGGTTGGTGGTCAGCAGGTTGGCGTAGTTGTTGGTAATTTAATAATCCCATTCCCTGACGTACTTATTAAAGTATAATGGTATATGCCGATTGTAGGTGATTTAGGTAATAGAGAAGTATTTGATCCATTCGGTGTTGGGCCAGTAGGTACAGATATACCTACTGTAAAACTTATACATTTAACTAACTCGTATGTAGACGCAGCCTTCTTTGAGGCTGGCATTAAGTTTGTTGCAGCTGCAATAGACTTATCCACTGTGCGGGTGTTCTTTACTTATCCCTTGGCATCAGTAAATACAAATATAACTAGGTATTCTATTTCTGGACCATCTGTAATAACAATTAATAGTGTTAGCTGGACGTCGCCAGATTCGTATGTGACACTATCAGTATCAGGTACATGGCAACCAGGTATATATATACTTGATATTTTCCCAGAGACCATATTTGATGCAGGTAATAGAAGTAATGAAGGTTCAGCTGATTTTGCTCAGCCGTTAGTATTTGGTGGTATTGGTAATGGGTTTAATATAAGGGTTAATTAATAGTACGCTTCTATCAAATATTTGTAATTAGCGCTACTTTTAATAGGATGGTGTTTATATTATGAACATACTACAGTCACCTCCGCCTGATGCATCAGAAACTAGGCGCGGTCTCATCTCCCTGGCTGCGCAGTCCTTCGCGGGCCTCAAAACGTTCCGCGACGGCATCGCCGCGCACATCGGCACGGCAGGCGCCAACGACATAGCCGCGCTATTTGGTACGCGTGTTGCTGACAACAGCGTGAATTCGAACGCAAGGTTGCTCTCGGTGCGTACTGGTATAGGTACAGGTAACGAATTTGAAGTGTTCGCAGTCCGCAGACCACAGTCATACGACTACGGGATTGGAGTTTTAACTGTGGATAATCAAGGCGGCGCAAACACGCGAGGCCTTAATCTGTTCAATCAAGGTCCAGGAAGTACCGGCATTTTTATGACTGGGCCAGCCGGGCAAGGATTTTTCGGGATTTCAACAGTTCCGTCATTCACTATTGAAGCCACCAATCGCCCGCTTCGATTTGCGCAGCTCGCCAACGCTTACAGCCAGGAAGCCTTGATGCGCTGGGATGTGGTATTGACTACTCAGGTGCCAGCCACCATCCCGGCCTTCGACTTCCGAACTGGGAGTGCCCTGCAGTCTGGTCAGAAGCACATGCGCTGGATGAGCAATAACATAGAACTTGCAAGCTTGCTGAACGATGGCTCCTTCAGCGTGGCCGGCAATGTCAGTACAGGTGGCAGTTATGGTGTGCGTGTTGGTAGCACTGGAGTTGGTGTCACCGCAAGCAGTTTCCCGCTGGTACTTAATTCTGGGTGGGGGTTGATAGACGATTCCTCCACCCGTGCATTACAGTTCAAATCGCTTACCACACTGATAGATGGTGCGATTGCTGGATTTTACAACAATACGATAGAAGTATTGCGTATTCATAATGATGGTTCCATTGTGTCATCTCGTGGTGCTGTTGCTGGTAGCGTAACTGTTAAAGCTGGTACAACTTTGGCTGATGATTCAGTTAATGCAGGAGCGAAATTATTATCAATACGTACTGGAATTGGTGGCGCTGAGTTCGAGAAGTTTTATATACGCAAGAGTGGCTCAATTGTTGCCACAAGTAACAACATTGTACTTGGGGATTTTGATGATCTAAACGGTGTCGGTAGCGGGGTTAAATATAACCAAATGTCTAATGATATTGGGTTTTATAATTCTTCTAATACAAGTGTCCTTGCTCTTAATACTACTAGCGGTGTTGCTTACTCATCTGGCAATTTTGTTGCTGGTGGTACGCTTAGATGGTCCAACAATACGTCGGGCGGCCTCCTGAATCAGGATAGTGGTCAATCTAGACTTGATGCACCAAATAATACAACGATGGCCATTTCTTCATCATTGGGGTCAAGCTCAGGCCACGTTGCAGTAAAGGTAGGCACTACTGAGATTGACACTTACGTTAATGCTGAATCAAAGCTTTTGAGCATACGGACTAGGATTGGCGGCTCAGAGCAAGAGAAAGCGGCGATTAGGGGCTCAGGTCGTATTGACCAAGCTGGCGCAGATTCAAGTGGTACGCCAGGATACGCAGTTATAAACAGGCCCATTGGGAAGAGTGCAATAGAGGCTGGTAGCACATATGTTAAGATTGATAATTCACTTGTCTTATCT